AATTTCGCCCTTCGGAACTAGCGTTCTAAAGTCAGCCAAAGTTAGTGGCCCACCATTCAGCCCGCCCACAATTCCGCTATCGATGTAATGTCTTTTGTAGTTCGTCGTTACAGTGATAGTAAGGGTGTCCTTATCACGATATCCACTTAAAAGGGGAAGAAGCTGCAAATAGTCCGCTTTCCCATGTTCGAATTTTGGACAATCCACGATACCCACATAAAATTTCCGTGACCCAAGAGTAATGATCACTGGAAACTTTCTTACAGCGGCTTCAATTAGCAGGCTCTCAAGCGGGTCGTGATGCACGGCTTTAACAAGAGCATCAATTCGACGATCTTCATCGTGGCAAACATACCAGCGCATAAGATGTCCAAACGCCCATGCTAAAAACATGGAAGTAACGCCAAAAAATGCAAACTTGAAATCTGCAAATTTGAATTGTTCCGCAGGGGAGAGAGGGAAAACGCGCTTGATAGAATCTTGTTCGATGAAATCATGGGCCAGAAGAAAATTATACGCCCATCGGAAAAGCCCTAACACACTGAGGAAAGAGCATAACATCCAAGCAACTAAGGTAAACAACACACCCCAAGCCGCTACATAAAAATAAGCGTCCCAACCTTCGGAACGCTTAAATATGTATCTTGCAGATACTGACCGGGTCACATACAGATAACCGCTAATCAGGGCTATAGCCAAGATAATTGTATTCATTAACCTTTTTTTCCGCTCTCTTCCTTGATATCTCCGAGCTTTTCAATCTGACGAGCAATAGCTTTCACTACTTCAGCATCGTTAAGGTTCAGAGAAACATGCCCATCGCGGCTGATGGTATAGCTGTCTTTGTTGTCCTTCAGAGCCTTGGTCAGTCGCTCCCTTGAACTGAACATAGCGCCGGACAATGGCAATCCGAATGCAAATGACATATCCGCCTCCTTTTGTTAGGCCTCAAATCAAGAAAAAAATAATCAAAACAGTAGGATAAAGAGATAGCAAGATTTTCCTTGCTATCTTTCGCACTCTTAGGGTGCTTGAATGTGTCAACTAGACACGTTATGTATAGTAAAGCATGAACCATATCAACCGTTTTTGCAGTATGTGTTCATATTATTTAGACACCATACAACATCTAGTGTTCCGCTTAATTTCCAAGCACAATCAGGCTCCACTATCTACCTCATTCAAAGCCACCATGATCGCCAGTCTTTCAGCAGGAGGAAGCGCGGCATATTTTGCGCGCCAGCGCTCAACTTTGCGCTTAATACGGTGCCGATCGTTGTAGTCTTTCCCGGCAAACGTGTGGGTATACGCGCGCCCTTCCGGGTAATTCATCCAGATTTTTTCTGTTCGCACGCCGCCGCGCGTCATGGCCTGAAATTCTTTGCTGCGCCAGCCTGTTAACCGTTCGTCATAAAGCTGCGATGGGTAGCCGGAAAGAATAACGGAAACGTTATCCGGCAGGCTGACCAGACAGGCTAACAGGCGCTCATGATCTGCAACAGAATATTCATAGCGATAGCGAGCGTTTCCGGTGCGGGTTTCATGCAGATACGGCGGATCGGCATAGATCAGGACGCGGCCCGCACGATAAAAATCATAAGAGTTCAGATAGTCCACCGCGTCAGCCCGAACCAGATCGATGTAAAGGCGATTATGTTCATGTGCGAAATCTTCAAGTGTTTGCCCGTCAACATCGATCCCTATATTGCACATCGCCGGTGGCTTACGCAGCATCACCGCCCCGCCTCCCAGATGGGTTTCAATGTAGGTATCATGCGGCGGCATTTCAGCAATAATCTTCTGATAAACCCCGCTCGCCGCTTTGCTTCCCAGATAGCTCATTCTCTTTCGTCCTCAGCTGGCACCGTCATTTCGAACAACCTGCAGCACTGTTAAAAATGACGGTTCTCGATGTATGGCCAACACTGCCGGAAATGGCGGTATTTGCCGGAATCCGGTACCACACCGTCAAAGCTGACCGTTCCGGCCATCGCGGTATTTCGGTACCACACTGTCAAAGCCGACCATGCCGATCGGCGCCCTACTTCCGCCCCGAAAACGCAGCCTTCATCCTGTTCACGAGGTCGCTTGTCTTTTTCTTCGCTGCCATCACCTGCGACGGCAGCTTATCCAGCCCGGACGCGGCGCGGTTGCGCGATACCAACCGCCCGTCCTGCACGGTCATAACAAGATCACCGCACGCCACTGACGCACCGGCCATCATCGATCTGACCATTCCGGCGCTGGCATCAATCCCACGCAGCGCCAGCAGTTCACTGATCTGCTGCTCTTTCACGGATAGCCCGGCCCCCTCTTCCCGTTCCGGTGGCCGTTTTTTACGCTTACTTCGCACATCGTCACTAAGCCGCTGCGCCAGTTCTCGCTTTTCCTGCCGTGAAAGCGCATCAAAATTCACCGTCACGCCCTCAGCTGGCACAGTCATTCCTGACTGCCCTGTAGCTTCGCTGGCGGCATGTTCAACACCGTCAGCACCTGCCGCGGGATCCCGCGTACAGTTATTGACAGAACTCCGAGGGGCGGCGTTGCCGCCTGAAAAACCAACGTCAACGGCCACACCGTCAGCGCTCTGGCGCTTCGGCACGATTTTGTATTGAGTGGTGCGGGTGAAGATCAAAGAGTCATTGCCCGTAATCGGGCAATAGATACCGGTGATTCGCTGGACGTCATCGCCGTAGGCGTTGCCGTTTTCAGTGGTTTCATAGTTCAGACGGATACGCAGATTATCGCGCTCAACCAACGGGCCACCCTGGGCTAATACGTAGTTATCCCACTCGCCTGCATCAGCGGCTTGCCGTGCGGTTTCCAGTTCAGGGTGTAAAACAAGTTCACGATTGCCCAGACGGCGAAGTTCGCGATATACCGTGACCGGCGCACCGCCGATCTGCTGAAACTGGCGAATTGCCCAGCGCGACGCCCACGCGCTAACGCGCCTGGACATTTCCTTCAGGTCTTCCCCGGTTTCGTCGTCCTTTTCTCCATCCAGCGCGAAGCCGTCGATATTCTTAGAAATGTATTTCGCGATGTATCCCGTTGCAGACCCTTTAGCCGGATCAATCGGTTCAACGTGAAAACGCGCCCGGTTCATGGCCTCCGAGCCTTTTAACTCTGCTGAATCTTCACGCCGGGCGTGATAGCAAAAAATATCGCGGGCCTGATCGATATCGCATGGATGCATAAACAACAGTAAGTGCCAGTGCGGCGTTGCATCATGGTGCGGCTCAACGACACGAAAACCAAAGACGCGTATTCCGGCACGCTTCCACGCGGCGCGAGTTCTCGCCCAAACTTTGCAAAGATATTGCTGCGTCTCGCGCGGCGAGGCGCCACAGTATTTATTATTGCGGCGCCCGTTATGCTGCATGGAGTGGTAACGGGAAGGCGCTGTCAGCGTATAGAAGTCACCGGCCAACCCTTCCAGCTTCGCCAGTTCTTCAAATCCGCGCATCCTCGTCATGAGTTCGCGGCGACGGTTGGCCGGATTGGCAACGCTGCCGGCGACTTTATCGATCAGTGAAATACGCTCGCCCGTGTCCTGGTCTTCCAGTTCCATAGCCTTAAGGTATTCACGATTAGCCTTTTTCTGGGCCAGCCATTCCGTAAGGCAAGGGGCGCTACTGTATGGGGAGGATTTTTTCTGGACGTATCCCGCTGCGATCATCAAATGCTCACGCCATCGGGCATGGATACGGCGCAGGCGGTTTAACCACCACTGCGGTGACTCAAGACGAAGAACCGCGCGTAACGCGTCCTCCGCTTCAAGTTCTTCATTGCAATAAGCTGTCCAACCGGGAATCGGCGTTTTCAGATGCACCGCCAGCGACGCAATACGCCCATAGCCAGAAAGCGCCGCGAACTCAGGATCGCCGGTGCGCGCCAACTGGTGATCGGACTCGCGTATAAACTCGCTCGTAAAGATATCGGCAAGCGTATAAGCCAGTCTTTTTAACTCTTTTTTCCCTGCCCAAAGCATACGGAAAAGCTGATCGCGGATTGGCAGCAGAATGCCGGGCATCACAGTGTCAGGCTGGTAAACACTGTTCACGCTATCAATACGCGTTAATACGTGGCGCTCAAAGGTATTAACCAGCCAGTGATCTGCCGCTTTGCGGTCTTTCGCGTCCAGTGCATCCAGCTTCGCGGCAAAGTGGCGGCGGATATACTGCGGAAGAGAAGCAAGACGGCGACGCAGCAGCTTGCTGCGCTCCGGCTTTTCGTCCTCCGCTACCAGTTCACTGAACGCAATATGCTTGCGGGTGCCGTCCGGCGTGAGATAGTCGAAACCATCCAGCCCCGGCGCTACATCAACGCCAATCGGCTGGTATGGTTTGTTCCCGCCATAAGCGTAAGGGGTAGCATTGTCAGTGCTCCCCGGATACGGTGGAGGTGGAGAAGGGGCGCGACGGCCACGGGTTGCCGTGGTCATTGCGCACAATCCAGATAGGCAGCTATGAACGCTTCCGCGACCGGCGCAACGATGGCATTACCGTAGGCGCGCAGCTGGCCCACTCGTCCGGCAACCCCATCAACCAGCGGCTTAAGTCCGGGTTTAACTGGCCTCCACTTTCCATCCCGGCAGAAAACCCAGTCAGAACCTGCCCAGAATCCACCAACCGCATTGGTGAGGCCATCCGTGCCGCACCGCCCAGAGTTGTTCCCCTCGATGGGTGGTTTGCCGCCGCCCCCATCCCTGCAACCTGATTGTTGTCTATCGTTGTCGGTGTAGGCCAGCCAGCTAGTTGTGCCGTCACATCCAACCGATCGGTTGACAGTTTCCCGTTGCGAATTCTGCCACCCAGATAACCGCCCTTCCCGTCCGTCGCTGTTGGTGTCGGCCACCCGGCTAATACAACTGCCGTTTGCAAATTCAATCCGCCCTGTCTCCCCGCATTCGACGGGTGTTTCCATGAATTGGCTGTCGGCGTCGGCCACCCAGAAGAGACGCTGGCGGATGTGCGGGGCACCGAAGCCCGCAGCGCAGAGATCGAAACCTGCAAAGGCGTAAGCCGCGTTTTCCAGCTTAGCTTGTACATCGTCGAGCCAATCAAGGCCGTCTTTGCTCGCAACCTGTTCGCCAAAGATAGCGTTAGGCTGGCACTCCGAAATAAGACGAAACCATGCGGGGAAGAGGTGGCGTTTATCGTTTTTTCCTTTTTTTGACCCGCAGACGCTGAAAGGCTGGCAGGGGCATGAACCTGTCCAGATGGGGCGATCATCGGGCCATCCTGCGCGGCGCAGGGCGTAAGACCACACGCCGATCCCGGCAAAGAAGTGGCATTGCGTGAATCCTTTAAGGTCATTTGCGGTTACTTCCTCAATTGAGCGAGTGTCAACGACGCCCGGGGCGATGTGCCCAGCGTCGATCAGGTTGCGCAGCCATTGCGCGGCGAAGGGATCGATTTCGTTGTAGTAGGCAGTCATAGAGGGCGTCTCACAGTGGAATCGGGTTTTCTTCTGATTCCCAATAGCCGGGGAGCGCATCGCTATCGAATTCATCTCCGCATCCGGCTGAATACCCAGCGCATGGCCCGCAGTCCGGGCAATGACCACCACCATGACGCCCGCAGCAGTCGCAGACAGGCAGCACGCCGATCACTTCTTTAGCCTTCTGGCGGTTGTCTTTGTCAGTGCTAACGGAACGTTGCACGCTGATTTCGTGCATCTTGAAGGGCTGATAAATCGCGCGGGTGGCTTCGGTGTCGCTGTTGGAAATGACGACCTTCACGCCATGCTTACGGTTAACTTCCAGCAGTGCCTGGACTAACTGGCGATGGTTGTCTTCCGTGAATGGTTCGGTGTGGTATTGGGTAAAATCGGCTGTTTTACTTTCAGGCAGGTAAGGCGGATCGCAGTAAACGAGAACATCGCCACCCGTGACGACCTGTAGGGAACGCTGGAACGGCGCGCAAAGAAATATTGCTTTTGTATCGTTGGCCTTTTCGGCAAACAGACGGATTTCATTTTCAGGAAAGTAGACGCGCTTATACTTGCCAAACGGCACGTTAAAGCCGGTCTTACGACTGTAGCGGCATAAGCCGTTATAACCGTGGCGATTCAGATACAGGAATTGAGCAGCGCGCATAATGCACGCCATTTCAGCGCCATAACGCAACCCACCGCTTTTTACCGTACCCACCTGCTTATTGAACGCGGCGCGGACTTCGTTGTATCCCTGCGGACTGTTCTTACTGTTGAACAGTTCGCGGGCCGCATCGATCACTAAGTCCGGGTAACGGGTGACTTCCCGATACAGGTTAATAAGATCCGGGTTGATATCAGCCAGCACATAGCGGCGGTATTCAGTCGCCAGAAATACCGATGCGCCGCCTACGAACGGTTCGATCAGGCAGTCGGCTTTAGGAAGGTGCGGCAGCAGGTCAGGAAGGACACGGGTTTTACCCCCTGCCCATTTGATGAACGGGCGGATCATTTTACAGGACTCCGTAATGGGAAGCTGGAACAGAAGGGCGCTGCAATTCTTCAATGCAGTGCTGGCGCAGATTGCTTATAAAATTGGTTGCTACTGACCCACTGGCTGAAAGGGTTAACTCACCGTCACGGCGTGTTTTAATGGTTAACCCTTCATTTTCGATAGCAGGTAAAAGAACATGCAAAATGAAGCTATATTGATCACGTCTGGTCATAATCTCTTCCTCAAAAAAAAGAATGAGTTGAACCGCCGCCACTTAATAAAGAGGCGGAGCAAACAGAATTGATTTTTTAAAACCGAATTACTTAATTAGCTTTTTAAATAATTCAGCCAGTGTAAGCAGGAATCCTTTATTTATTTTTTGGGTATAAATAAACGGTTTATTTTTCCCTTTGATAAATTGAACCTTCGCCGGTTCGGGCTTAAAAAATCTTCCGTCCGGCGTTTCCAGCCAGCCGCGTGAGTTCTTGAAGTGTGTTACCTGGCACCCGTGCTTAAGCAGGCTTGCCAGTGATGGGCCTTCATCGTGCATTACTGCCCCCTTGCTTATACATCTGATCAACCGTGCGCATGGCTTCAGCTAAAGCAAAGTCACGCCCGTAATAATCGCCATTGCTGGAAATACGATAGGAGTGCTTAAACGTAAATGGATTACGCGGGCACTTTTGAATTGTGAAGCCACGATATAAATATGAGTGACGACTTAACTGTATTAATTGCACAGCCACAAAAACCCCCTCACATTCCCAATTTAAGCAATTCACCATCAACATGGCGAGCCACATCTTTGGTGATTTTCTTAATCAGCTTTTTATCCCTAATCATGAATTCGCCGCTATTGGTGCGAATCATGAAGCCCGTTTGCATATCTTTTAAATGGGTGTCCAGAATGTCGTTGCATTCACGCACCCGGTTTTCGTGGTTGGCTGTTTTCTGGCTCATCGCGATAACCTCAAAGACCGATCCACAACAACCAGGCGTCGCGCTGTTCTCTCGGACGGTTGTAATAGGCGTCACGCATTGCGCGGTTGAACTCAGGAATATAAATCCAGTTCTCAGCGCGGGCGCCCAGGCTTTCCGGGTTCTTCCACGGGATGATCGGCAACTTACCGTCTTCAATCATGCTCTTAACCGTGGCGGGCTTCTTACCGATCAATTCTGCAAATTTTGGGTATGGAACCGCGTCAACGGCGTGACGAACCTCGATAAATCCCTCTAACTCTTTGTCTGTCATATGGTTAACTCCCCTTGTGAATTTATGCCGGGATTTTTAGCCATGCCCGGCGCATGGCTTTTATGGTATTTATTGATATGCCTGTTAGTTTCTCAGCAGAACGCAGGCATAACAGTCATTACCACTTGGAGATCTTTATGACTCATAACGAAAAAGTTCTTTTCTTGTTTACCCAGACCTGTTCCATTCTTACGAGTAAAGCGCCTGTAGCCAGTAGTTCGCGTATCGCAGAAGTTAAGTTCCGCATTGGTGGCCCTTATTCAGGATTGGATGAAGATTTTGATCAGGTCTATTCCATCCTTGAAGAAAAGTTGAAACAAAAGCTACAGAACTGATGCTTACTTGTTGGGTAGTAAAATCCCGACAATAGCAATGATGTTCTCCATGTCACGGCCAGAGATATAGTTACGGTTTTCACTGGCCTTTTTAGTTACATAGCTGGCTATATCTGCTGCCATATCTACCATTCCAAACGGTGTTATCTGTCTTTTCTGATCTATCTTCACCTCTGCATGGTTGATAGTTACGGCACATTCACAACGTCCGCACGGCTCTTTCCTTTCGTTCATTTGTGTTAATCTCCTCATTGGCGCTAGGCGCTTGCTTCGGCTTGTAACTGCCTAAATTAGCAGTTGCATTAATGGTTACCATTGCAACCTTGAGATAAATATTATGGTTACTAATGCAACCCTGTCAAGCGACATGGGTGAAAAAATCAGAACAATACGAGATAGCGAGGGACTTACTAGGCAACAATTCTTTGAATTGACTGGTATTCCTGTGGGAACTCAAAAATTTTATGAGACTGGAAGGAGAGAGAGTATCGGTAGTGATATTTTGATCAAGATCACACAGCATGAACGATTTGAAAAATACACGCTCTGGCTAATGACTGGTAACACCGCACCAGACGCCGGGCAAATAGAACCGGCTCTCTCTCTTGATGGGCCAAAGACTACGGCAACGTTGCGCCGCTCCGCCCGCAAAACTGGTTAACGCTGCACCATGATTTCATCAACTGGATAGATTCACTTTCACTCTGTAGTACCGGAGGGCTTCGCTATGTCGATTAAGAAGCTCGAAGGTGGTCAATATGAAGTAGACGTGTGGCCTCGCGGGCGTAATGGAAAACGCATCCGCAGAAGATTTGAGAAGAAACAAGAGGCGGTTCTTTTTGAGCGTTATGTATTAGCTAACGCCGATAAAAAAGAGTGGCTGGGCGCGAGCGTAGACCGCCGCACCTTAAGCGAGTTGTTAGATACCTGGTGGCTGTTGTATGGACAGACTCAGGAAAATGGCGAGATAGAAAAACGGCACCTGAAAAAGACAATCAGGGCGCTGGGAGATCCAGCAGTTAACCGGCTTGATAAGCGCACCATTGCCCGGCACCGCAGCCAGCGCCTGGAGGACGGGATCAGCGCCGCAACAATCAACCGGGATATATATCGCTTTTCCGGGATGTTCAGCACTCTGATCAAGCTGGATGAGTTCAGTAAAGAAAATCCCTGTAAGGGGCTGGAACCACTGAAAGAAGCGCCGCCAGCTATGACCTATCTCACCAAATCAGAGATCAGCAGACTGCTTGATACTTTGACCGGCGATGATCGGCGTGTAGCACTGTTATGCCTCAGCACCGGCGCACGCTGGGGCGAAGGAAGCACGCTGCGAGGCGAGCAGGTAAATCACGGGCGCGTGACGTTCCTTAAGACCAAAAACGGGAAAAAACGCACGGTTCCGATATCGGAAGAACTGGAGAAAGAGATCAAGACCAGCGACACCGGGCCACTGTTCAAAGTTGATTATGAAAACTTCTGCGAACGGCTCAAACAGGTTAAGCCCGATTTACCACGCGGGCAGGCCACGCATGTGCTTCGGCATACATTCGCAAGCTGGTTCATGATGAACGGGGGAAACATTATTGCGTTACAGCAAATTCTGGGGCACGCCAGCATACAACAGACGATGGTTTATGCTCACCTTGCCCCCGATTACCTGCAACACGCAGTAACGTTAAACCCTCTTGGCGGCGGGCTGACGGTGTGA